TCCGAACGGTTTATAACAAAACTGTTATACAAATCACAGAATAGACTATACCAAAATAGGACATATTAGGACAGTAGCAGGGGTCATAGTCTGTACGGCAAAATATTAATCAGAGTTACTACTACATATACAACCCGCCTTTAATAAGTCTACGGTCAAAGTAGACTCAGTACAGTCTCTGCCAGGCAGTATCTGTCCTGTTCAGGGTTGTGCTAGTCAGGATACTATCTCCGCTCCTGGTCGTCGCGCCTGTCTGCCAGCAACCTTTCTGTATCAGACCAGTCAAACTAAAAAGATGTTTGACAGGTCTGATTAGCCGAGCCGTGTAGTTACGGGAGATACCCGTAGCGGAAAGGCAGTTATGAAAGTTTATAAGATTGGCTCTGCTCCTGCTGGTGCTGTCTATATTGGCAGGGGCAGTAATTATGGTAATCCCTTTGTGATAGGAAGGGATGGTAGTAGAAATGAAGTTATAGCCCGTTTCCGCGCTTATGCGGAGCGCAGGCTTGCTGAAAACCCTAAGTGGTTAGAACCCTTAGTTGGTAAAGATGTGTATTGCTTCTGTGCCCCGCTCGCTTGCCACGGGGATGTGTTGGCAAGCCTCGTTAGAAAAGGAGAGTGAGTTATGAACGATTTAGACCAAAAATTCAAAGAATTCGTTCGTAAAAACTTCCCCGAAGATGCTATATCGGGGAAAGAAGCAGAGTTCAATTCAGATATAAACAAACTAAACCTTGTCTATATCTGCGACTCCAGTTGTTCAATAATCTATGTTGATAAGCCAATTGACATAGAAAAAACCTACTGCTCAGGTTGCGGTAGACACTTCATTAGCACGGATGGTGCAAGATGACCGACTCACTTGGTATCTCTATCCAGACTATGTGCTATCAGTGCCAAGCACTGACCGAGTTATGTCCTGACTGTCAGGAGCAACGGGACGCCCGTGATGCTGAGTTGGCTCACAAGATAGTGGATGAGTCAGAGGACTATATCTACATTGGCTACGGTGCCCGCAAGCGGGCTGTAGCCAATGGTGGCAGTGTCTCTGAGTTCAATCCACTATCAGTTATTCGTGACTTACCTTCAGGTCACGACTGGACTGACCGAGAAGGAGAGTTCCTTGAGCCAGTATCTCTGCTGGTTGACAGGCTATACGACCTGGAGACCAGCGTTACTATGTCTTCACACGAAACCATCTGTGAGACCTGCTATTACACACACAACAAGCACATTCAGTGCCCAAACTGCAACTAACAAACCGAACGGGGAACCCCGTCACCAGTGACGGGGGTGTCCCCGATAAAACTAAAGGAGACAGAAAATGAATACAGAAAACGCAGTAACCTTCTGGGGAGTCAACAACGGACTTCTACAAAACCTAGTTCCACTTGAGAATCGTATCAACGGAACCATCAGAGCAACACAAGTCCAGCGCACGCTAGACGGCAACCTTCGCAGTAAGTTCGTAGCATCACGCCGTGTGACCATTGAGGACAAGGAACTAGTCGCACAACTCAAACCACTACTTGCGGAGAAGACAGAGTTCGCAGTCAATGTAATGGGCGTATTCACATCTACACCTGTAGAGAAGAAAGACCCAAAGACAGGACAGAAAATCGTGAACTGGTATGACAACTATGTCATAACAGAAATCAAGGTTCTATCCTAACCTCACAAACCAGCAGGGTGGGGGCTTCGGCTCTCACCCTGCTGTCTTTTTTTGACACCCCGTCGCAACTACCGCAGAGAGACCCGAGTCGGCTAACAATTTAGGAGACAATAAATGTTTATAGATACAGGCACGCTATTGGCAATCATCATAGCGCAAGGTGCATCACTAGCAATGATGCTGATTATGTTCCGCTCTGCCTACAAGTGGGAGCAGGCATACCACAACACACAGAGAGTTTTAAAACAAGAACGAGTAGCAAGGAACTACAATGGCAACAACTAACAGCCAACGCAAGAACGGCAAAGCCTGGAAGAAACGCCCCAAAGTTCAGAAGAAAACTGGCAAGACTGTCGGCGGATACAGCCTAGCCAAGTTAGATATCCGCAAGAAGAAGAGAAACAAATGAAGACTGTGTATGCCACGCGCCGCTGTCCCGTCTGCCAAAAGGGCGGGACTATTATGGTGGACGAAAGCGAGTTACTCACCTACCTCAGAGGTGAGTATGTTCAAACTGCATTCAAGTCCTTGACTATCCCACTAAGAGAGCAGATAATTAGTGGTGTTCACCCCGACTGCTGGTTAGAACTATGGGGAGAAGAACGAGTCAACGAAAACTTAGGAGACTACAGTGACACAAACGACTGACAAATACTTCAAAGCAGAATGCCAGAAGTGTGGCATTCCACTAGTAATTCCAACAGCAGACAGCAACGAGTGGAACTACTACCTCTGCCAGACCTGCGCCTTTGCAAAGGTAGGTGCGTAATGTCCGAAGCATCAATAGATGTAATAGCAGAAGTTGTTGAAACATTTTACCCAGGTCAAGCAGCAGGCAATGACCAATTCTTATGGGACCTACACATCAGATGGTTTGGGCAAGACCAAATACTCACAGGATATACCACGCCAGGTCAAGCAGTAGATGAATTAGAAAGAACATATCCAAGTATGTCAATAAGGATAGAACTTATCCCCCTAAAAGAAAGTGCGGTAGCCAATGCGTGATGCAGACTATCTAAAGAACCTAGGGGAGATAGCCAAGTGGCTTGACTCTCTGATATCAGAAGTCAATCACATCAACGAGACAGTAGAAGACTTGATAGCCAACGCTCCAGTATCTGTTGAAGCGTGGGATAAAGTAGGCAACCAAATCTGGAACCGATAGGAGTATGATTCGTGTATGAACTTGACATACCGCACATCTCAACACTCATCACCTGGCTATACCTCATTGGCATTGGGTATTGCCTATACAGAGGGGCTACTAAATGAAACACAAATTAGCAGCGCTATTCAGTTGGCTTGTGACGCTTTCATCAGCAGTATTTCCAGCGCAGTCGTCAGCAACAGCAGACAACAGCGAGTCAATCAGCAACGACAAGCCGACAGCCAGACACAAGTCCGAGATACGATGGACGAAATCCTTGAGCAAATACTATGCGAAGGCACTCATCTCAGCACAGTATGAACATTGGGGTATATCAGAATTCCGTGCACTAAAGAAACTTTGGGGCAAGGAATCTGCGTGGGACCATACAGCAGAGAATCCTAAGTCATCTGCCTTTGGCATACCGCAGTTACTTAAGATGAAACCTACAACGCCAGCCCCGGAGCAGATTGCCCGGGGGCTGGCTTACATACAGCACCGCTACGGCAAACCATCAGTTGCTTGGGCACACTGGCGCAAGCACGGCTGGTACTAACCAAGAAATAAAGGAGACACAATGGCAAGACGCAATCAAGGCATCAATGTCAAAGTGCCAAGGGCTAAAGTTATCAAAGCCCTTGAGCAGGCATTGGTTAAGTTAGAAACAAATCACAAAAATCAAGATGCTAATGAGGCTAAGCATAAAGCAGCATTAGACCGCTGGCAAAAACAACTAATCAAACTAGCATCAGCAAAGTTTGCTAAAGCAGAAAATGTACGAGTCAATGTTCGCTGGAACAATACAATTAACATTGACTTTGATTTACCTGCTGGTGTAATTAAATTACCTGAAGAACCTAGTCGTGACTTTGAAGTATTACCTGACTGGCAATACAAAGATAACAAAGAAGAGATTGAGAATGCTATCCGCGTTCTTAAGATGTGCGATGATGAACTCATCAGCACTGCAACCTATGGCGGCATCACCAAGTATCTATAAGGAGACAGTAAATGAAGATAACCCACAAGCCTCTAATCTTAGAGACAGTAATCAATGAAGATACAAACACAATGGATGTCTCACGCATCCAGGCTATGACAGAAGAACAGCGTGTTGAGTTCTTCAGCCAAGCAGCAAGCAGCCTTCTTAGTCAACTACTAGTTAACATAAATGAAGGTAATACCTGGGCAGTACTACAAGTAAAGGAGACAGAATGACGGCCGCATTAACAGCCGTTCCCAAGAAAAACCTATCCAACTGGCTCAAATCAGGCAGCGCAGTTACGGCCACATCAGCATCTGATGTAGCCAGACAAGCAGGTCTTGACTGGTCAGTATCACTACACCCTATGACAGCATCATATGTAATACCAGGTGCAGGTCAGCCAATATCAATTCCAGTTCGCAACAAACAAGCAGTCATCAAAACTACTCCCTTCGGCCAGGTAACTAGCATCGGTGTAGTCGGCAACCGCTATCAGATATTCCAGAATGGTGAGATATTCTCAGCGCTAGATACTCTGATTGATTCAGGTGAGGCTCGCTATGCAGCAGCAGGCGAGTATGAAGACGGCGCTAAAGTATGGATGTTGCTACAACTACCTAACGAAATCAATGTAGCCAATGACCCACACGCAGCCTTCATCCTGGCTAGAACCAGCCACGATGGCAGCAGTTCGGTCATCATCAAGCCAATCATTGAGCGCTTGTTCTGTTCTAATCAGATTAACAAAATCTTTAGGAACAATAACAAGTTTACCTACACTCTCAAGCACACATCTAACGGCAAACTAGATGTCGCTCAGATACGCCACATACTAGGGCTAACCTATGAAAATGTGCAGATGTATTCTGATATAGCAAACCACTTGCTAACCAAAGAGGCTAGCCGTGAGCACGCTCTTAACTATTTCAAGAAAGTCTTTCCGCTACCTACCACAGTAGAAGATAAGCCATTGCATCTTCTATCCGTGGGTGAGAAGATGCAACTAACTCGTGCCAACAAAGCAAGGCACGCGGCTATGAACATCTTCACCAACAGCCCAACACAAGAGAACATCCGTGATACGGAGTTCGGCTTGTGGCAAGCAGTCGTTGAATATGCAGACCATAACGCTGAAGCAAACACCAAGCCTGGTCTCAGGGCTATGGCTGGTCGTTCAGATGGTCTAAAACTACGAGCACTAGAACTACTAACAGTATAAGGAGACTGACAGTGGAACTAATCTATACAGATAAAGACGGTAACCAAACAAAGTTCACACAAGATATGGTGACAGCCGCTCTTGATGAGCGTGCTGAACTACGCAGTAAATTAGAAACCAAAGACAATCAGTACTATACAATGGCTACCGAAAAGGCTAGCATCAGACATAAGGTCTTTGAATTTTTCAATGACCGCTATGATTCAGGTGAGTCAAAGATTACCTGCACAGTAGATGATGTTAATGAATTGTTAGAGTCAATTGGTGCTGGCAAACTTAAGTCCTTGTTCACCGTAATAGGTACTATCAACTTTGAAATAACAGACATTGAGGCTGACTCAGAGGATGATGCCAGAGATGCAGTTGAAAACTATCTCACTGCAGAGTACAGCGGTGAAGGTGACCTTAATGACTGGTCTGTTGAGGTAGAAAGCGTAGAGCAGCAGTAACACGCCGACTTGAATGGTGCCAGGTTTTCTTTCATTTTTCCTGGTACTATTCTCCGACGAGAGTGGGCTGGTTTTTGACTCGTCTCCTTATCCAGCCCACCCTCATAACAAGGAGACGCTTAGGGACAAATGCGAGTAGAGATTGAGCGCGACCGTTATGGTCGCCCACTAGTTAAGCCACCTAAAGGTGGCAAACCAGTTGCCTACACCAGGGCTACCACAATAGCCAACAGTCTGGACGACCCAGCAGCATTGACCGCTTGGAAAATGCGGATGGCAGCCATAGGTTTATCTGTGCGCAGTGACTTGCTACTAGCAATCAACGCAGCACAAGACGACAAGATGGCTATCAACAAATACATAGAAGATGCTATGGAAGTAGCAGGCGCAAGCCGTGCAGCAACCATTGGCACAGCCCTGCATACCTACGCAGAGAAACTAGATTTGGGACAGGAACTTGGACCTATCCCAGACGAATGGGCCGGAGACATCCGAGCCTATGAGTCAGCAACAAAAAAACTAAATAAGATTTACATAGAACAATTCTGCGTGCTAGACAAATACAAGATTGCTGGCACACCAGACAGACTTGTTGAATACAATGGCGAGTTGTTCATTGCAGATATAAAGACAGGTCGGATAGACCACCCTAATAACATAGCAATTCAGTTAGCAATATACGCATACGGCTCCCCGTATGATATTGCTACGGGTAGCCGTGGCTCTTGGGGTAATGTCAACCAAGAGAAAGCAATCATTATCCATCTTCCTGCAGGCACAGGCTTGTGCAAACTAGTCTGGATTGACATCGCAGAAGGGTGGAAGGGATTACAATTCGCTATGAAAGTCAGACAGTGGCGAGACAAGAAAGGTCTCATCACTCCAATCCCAGAGCAAGGAGAAGATAGTGTCATCAACTGAGGCACCAATCAGTATCACAGTTAAATCAGCAGCAGGTAGTTTGATTACCGTCCGCGCAGAAACAGGAGCGCAACTAGATAACCTTGTAGTTGATGCGTTGGAAGCAATCAAGTCTGCCGTCACAGAACTAGAGAGCGCATCAAAAAACTTACATAGCCCAACAGCAATGACACCAGCACAGGTGGCAGCCAGTTTGGGCGCAAGTATTATCAACACAGAAGTTCGTGAGACAGGGAATACATATCTGGCTCAGGAATATTCAGCACCAGAAACATCAGCACCATCAATCGGTGGTCGGGCTTGCCCTCACGGTAAGATGACAGCGATTCAGGGAACAGGTAAAGACGGTCGTATGTATCGTGGTTACTTCTGCCCTGCACCCAAGGGTGCATTTGATAAGTGCAAGAATGTTTATGCCAGAGTTGGCACACCAGAGTGGAACACATTCGTACCAGACCAGGTTAAGTAATGTGGATTTGCAAAGTAATTGGACACGTTTATTGGAGTTCACTTATCAACGGAAAAATCTATTGCACTAGATGTGGTAAAGAGGTAGAACTTGAGAACTCTAAAACGTAGCATTAGCAAAGCAGAGGTGGGGGGAGAACCATTGCCCCCCGCTTTTGCGGCATTTGAACGAGCAGGAATTATTCTGCGCCGTGCAGAAATCACAATGATTGCTGGCACTCCTGGTGCTGGTAAGTCATCAGTTGCACTGGCAATCGCAGCCAGAGCCAAGGTTCCTACGCTGTACTTCAGCGCAGATACTAATGCTCACACTATGGCTATGCGATTAGTTGCAATGTCTAGCCGTATCTCACAGCAAGCAGCAGAGCAATTGCTTAAGAAAGAACCAGAGAAAGCAGAAGAAGTATTGGTTATCAACAACCATCTCTTCTGGTCCTTTGAGTCTACGCCTACTCTAAAAGATTTAGATGATGAGGTGTCAGCATTTGAAACTGTATGGGGCAGAAGCCCTACGCTTATTGTTGTAGATAACCTAATGGACATAGCAATGGATGGCCACGAAGAGTTCCAAGGTATGCGAGCAGCAATGAAAGAGTTGAAGTACCTTGCAAGAGATACCAACTCAGCCGTGCTTGTCTTGCACCATACCAAGGAAGGCTTTGAGGGCTATCCTTGTCAGCCACGGTCAGCCATTCAGGGTCTGGTCAACCAGATACCAGCAATGGTTCTGACTATCGGGCAGATGAAACAAGGTGACGAGACCTATCTCTGCGTAGCCCCAGTCAAAAACAGATACGGGCGAGCAGACCAGACAGGTAACAACTATGTAAGTCTTGCCTTTAATCCAGACAATATGTACCTGGATGATGTCCAGGTCAAGTATATGCAGGAGCCGATGTATGGAAACTAAAGTATGGGACAGCACTTATTCACAAGCAGACATTGAAGTACTAATAGGTAGAGCACTCACAGAAGGTGAGTGGAATATAGTTGTTGATGAGTTGTATAACAATGACGACTTGTATAATCAAATCAGTACCAAGATATATGAGATAGCAAGGGACGCAATAGGACTTGAGTAATCCAGCCAAACGCAAGGGCAGCCAAGCAGAACGAGATGTTGTTGCTTGGTTAAAAGCCAATGGTTACAAGTATGCAGACCGCAGACTCGCAGGAGCAACCTTAGACAAAGGCGATATAAGCGGTGTGCCAGGTGTAACTATTGAGATTAAGAACCACGCAAAGATGGACCTTGCAGGTTGGACAGCAGAGTTAGAAGTAGAAATGAAAAACGATAGTGCTTGGACTGGAGTAGTTATACACAAACGAAAAGGGAAAGGAGATGTAGGCGAGTGGTATGCCACGATGCCAGCGAGTGTCTGGTTAGCACTGCTTAAACAAGCAGATGGAAAAACATAGCATTGAAGATTACTTACTTTATGTAGGCGCCACCCTGCCTGCGAGAGGCAGTGGTTGGCGCAAGATTAGATGCCCGTTCCACGGAGATAAACACGCATCAGCAGGTGTCAACTTTGATGAGAACAGATTTAAATGCCACGGCTGTGGAGTCGGTGGCGATGTATACGACTTGATTATGTATAAGGAAGGAGGTAACTATCGTGAGGCTGTCAAATTCGCAGAGACAATTTCTCCTACAGGCAACACAACAATACGCCCAGCACATTCACCTAGCCGCAGACTATCTGGCAACGCGGGGTCTGTCGGTAGACGAAGCCAAGAAGTTTCATTTGGGAGTAGTGGACAATCCATTACCAGGTCACGAAGGCTACAAGGGTAAGTTAGTAATCCCCTATACCACCCCGTCAGGCGTCGTTGACCTGCGGTTTCGTTCAATCCACGGAGAGGACCCCAAGTACATCGGCCTGCCAGGAGCCAAGACAACTATGTTCAACGCTCAGGCAGTCCTAACAGCAGACCAATACATCTGCGTCACCGAGGGTGAGATTGACTGCATCACAGTAGCAGCCAAAGGTAATCACCCAGCCGTAGGTATACCTGGTGCTAACAACTGGAAGCCTTACTACAGCAAGATACTAGACGACTTTGATGTCGTCATTGTTCTAGCAGATGGTGATGCACCTGGCTTAGAGTTCGGCAAGAAGATAAGCCGAGAGTTAGGCAATGTAAACATAGTTCAAATGCCAGAAGGGCACGATGTCAATAGCATTGTTATACAAGAAGGAGTTGAGTTTCTGAATGACAAAATCAGAAAATGCTTGGGAGGATGAACCGGAAGATACAGTATGGGATTACATCAAAGATAACCCACTGATGCTAGGGCTACCCCTATCAGAGACCAAAGGTATAGACCTACTCTCAGCACTAAAAGATATTTACGAAGCCAA